CCCGTGCAGTCCTTCTCCGATAGGTTAATTCCTATGGTAAGGCCAATGAAGGTGACAAGGAACTTGCCCTTCAGCGCGTTAGAGCTAATAGTGGTGAAGCCACTAGGTGTAGGTCCTGACCAGTTCCAGACCTATACCTTCCCATGCCCGGAACTTCAAATTATCTTATGAAGACTCTTTTCCATTCCGTTACTGGGAAAATAAACAGCACGAGGTGGATCACGGTTCAAGAGACCCGTGGTTACTTCGTGTTGTTAGTCTGGGTGCTCGGCTTGAAGGCCAAGTGGTCAGGTTTCGAAATGCTATACAAGAGGATCCTGCGTCTCAGAAAGGCGTCTGGTAAGGGTTTCCTTATCGACTACCTCAAAGAGGCAACGAGAATTCTTGTATTTTACATCTCTTCTACCCCTTATGTCCCGCTCTCTAACGGAGTTAGAGTAGCCGTATCGCGAGGAGGCCTCCCGATGATCATACCCAGAGAACTACGGAGTAGTTTCTCCTCCCTCAAAAGGGGAGCCAATTCAGTAATGGATTGGACGGTGATCAGAGGAGTGCTCTCTGCCCTTACTATATTTAGGTGTATGCACAGACGTCCGATTCTGAAGTTAGAGACTATTACTAGTCCCTTCTCAGGAACGGCGTCCACACTTCCTTTCGAGGAACTGAGTCATGTGCTGCACCTAATGCGGATCCGTCCTATGTATCTCAAAGCATCGCCGTGGCTCATTTCTGAGTCCGCGGGGCCCAACTATCCAAAAGCAACGTGGGGGGCGCCATTAGACGCCCTCGCAATGCTTGCCAATCCGCAATCTTGGATTGCGTGGCTGACCCTGGCTATCCTTAGCCAGAGCTGGCATCTGTTGATCTGGCAATTGGGTGTGATACTGTTGAGCCTTCCGATGGTTCCAGTGCTGATTATCATGAAAGTATTTCCAGTCAAACTCGGGAAGCTCGAAAAGCTTTTCGAAGCTGCTGGTAAGGTTAGGGTAGTCGCGATTACGGATTGGTGGACCCAAGCTCTGCTTAGGCCCCTGCATGATTCCATCTACGATGGGATCCTAAGAACAATACGTGAAGACGGTACCTTTAATCAAACCAGACCACTCGACTTAATAGTCGAGGTTTCTCGAGGGCGACCGGTGTACTCTTATGATTTGTCAGCCGCG